GATGAGACCTTGGGACGGGCCGTAAGTAAGTTTGTACCCGCTGAAAACCTCGTTGTTCCCTACGAAACGTCTGATTTGGAGACATGTCCGAACATTACACAAGTGATTCGCATGTCTTTGAACGATTTACGCAAAAAACAGGTTTCAGGGTTCTATTTGGACATGCCTGTCATACCCGCACAGGGCGATACCAACTCAATTTCTAACGAATTAGACCGAATTGATGGCGTTAGTGCGTCTCAAATTGACTACGATTGCACAATTTTGGAGTGTCATGCCGATTTAGACCTCGAAGGGTACGAAGATAAGGATGAAGAAGGCGAACCAACAGGAATTAAGATCCCATATGTTGTAACGATATCGCAAGATAACGGACAAATCCTATCTATTCGCAGAAACTACGCAGAAAAAGACGATAATATGCGAAAAATTCAATACTTTGTGCATTATAAATTCTTGCCGGGCTTTGGGTTTTATGGTTTGGGCCTAATTCACACGATCGGCGGGTTGTCACGAACCGCCACGGCGGCTCTGAGGCAGTTAATTGACGCTGGAACGTTGTCCAATCTCCCAGCGGGCTTCAAGGCCCGCGGATTGCGTATCCGAGACGACGATGATCCGCTTCAGCCCGGTGAGTTCCGCGATGTGGACGCTCCCGGTGGGGCTATTCGTGACAGCCTGATGCCGCTGCCGTTTAAAGGTCCAGATCAAACGCTATTTCAGCTATTGGGCTTTGTTGTAGACGCTGGACGGAGGTTCGCGACTATTACAGACATGAAAGTGGGCGACGGAAATCAGCAAGCGGCGGTAGGAACGACTATTGCGCTCTTGGAACAGGGCTCACGGGTCATGTCTGCGGTGCATAAACGCCTACATTACGCAATGAGACTAGAATTTAAGCTTCTCGCTAAGGTTATGAGCGAAAGCTTACCTCCAATATACCCTTATTCTTTGGAAGGCGTAGATTCTGCTATAAAAACAGAGGATTTTGATGACAGGGTGGATGTATTACCTGTATCCAACCCTAACGTATTTAGTCAGGCACAGCGCATTGCACTGGCTCAAACAAAGCTACAATTAGCGGGTGCGGCTCCAGAAATACACAATATGTATGAAGTTTATCACGATATGTACGAAGCACTGGGTGTTAAAGATGTTGACAGGATACTCAGACAAGTTCCAAAGACAGAGGATGAACCGTTAGATCCCGCACAGGAAAACATCAATGCTTTGGATATGGCACAGTTAAAAGCATTTGTAGGTCAGGATCACAGAAGTCATATTATGGCGCATCTGGTGTTTGGCTCTAGTCCTATGGCTATGCAGTTACCGCCCGTAGCTATGGCTTTGCAGAAGCACGTTATGGAGCATGTAAAGATACAATCTGAAGAACAGGCGATGGCTATGGCACAACAACAGGGTATACAAGATCCCATGCAGATAGAAATGCTGAAGGCTCAGATGATTGCGCAAGGTATGCAAGAAGTGAAGCAAATGAGCCAACAGGTATCGGGTCAAGGTCCAGATCCACTTGTTAAGCTAAAAGAACAGGAGCTTCAGCTAAGAGCGCAAGCAGAACAGAATGATACACAGCTAGATCAGGCTAAACTAGGTCTTGAGCAACAATCACTGGCACAAAGAGATAGACAGTTTAATCAGAGGCTCCAGAGTCAAGAAAGTCAGACGGCTGCAAGAATACAGTCCGCTATGGATCGTGAAAGAATGAAGCAGAGGGGGCAATGACAAAGCCAACGATTACGTCTCTAAATAAAGAGATACATTCTCTTGATACACGCACGACTGCTCTCGAAACTGAAAATAGGATTCAGTTTAAAGATATTTATAATCGTTTTCGGCGGATTGAAAACATCCTTATTGGTGCTTTTGGTGCTACTTTTCTTCTACTCATAACAATAGTTATACGGATGTAGCTATGGACCCACTCACTATAAGTGCAGCGATATCGACGGCGACGGCTGCATTTGGGGGGATTAAACGAGCCTTTGCAGCAGGTCGTGAACTAGATGCTATGGTAGGCGATTTGAGCAAGTGGATGGGAGCGGTATCGGATGTAGCTAATATAGAGAAACGAGCCAAAAATCCTTCCATGTTAAGGAAGGTTTTTAATGGGAAGTCGGTGGAGGAGGAAGCTCTGGAAGCCTTCGCCGCTAAAAAAAAGTTGCAACAGCAGCGCGACGAATTAAAGACTTACATAATGTTCACTAATGGCACGGCTGCTTGGGATGAGCTGCTCGCAATGGAGGGTCAAATTCGTAAGCGCAGGCAGAAAGAAATATATGAAGCACAAGAACGGAAAGAAAAGATTATATTCTGGATTATCGCTATTAGCACCATTGGTATTGGTACTGCTATTCTCCTTGCTTTTGCATATGGCCTTTGGCTCTTGGATAGAAGCTAGTGAACATAAGTTTGCACCTACGTTAAATAATGGACATCTAACGATATGCAGATTAAAAAAGATAGAGAAAGCACATCAGAACGCCAATGGCAGAGACTCTCATGCGTGGTGGTGCTTATACGAAGGAGCAAATGGCAGTGGATTTCTTGAACTGGTTGATTCGTATGATTTATGCCCTAAAGAGGTTGTTTGCCCCTATGACCCCAAGGATAAACCCCCTAGTGTAAAAGATATGCTTAATGCGATGAAGGAGGCATTTAAATGACACAAAAAACTTTTAAAGGAAAAGCGGCGCAGGAATTTGCAGCAAAATTAGATGCTAACGGAGACGAGCAAATAGACGATCTAGAGATTATGGAACGTAAAATACGTTTGGAAAACGATAATGCCAAACAGGATCAACAGCGTTATATGGTTTGGTTTAGCGCAATTTCGGTAACTGCGTACATTGCCGTTCTTATGACAGACCTTGTTCCTCTGGATAGACTTGATCATCTAAGCAGTATTGGTAGCACTTGGGTTCTTTCAAACATGGGCATAATTGGAGCTTTTATAGCATCTAGTGCCTTTACAAAAAATGGCTAATATTAATTTCCAATCAATTGCATTAGGGGTATATCTTTTTATATGTATATTTGATTTTGTGGTGGTTCCTGTATGGTTTGGCTTGAATCGACCAGAAATATCTGGTTTTATAGACACAATGAATACAATGGATAACCCACAACTACAGATGGAACTTATGAAAAAGATGACAGATCACCACAATCCATACACTTTATTAGGAGGGGGTTTGTTTCATCTGTCATTTGGTGCTATACTAACGGGAAGTGTATTAAACAGAAAGTGAGATAGTAATGTCTTTACCAAAATATAATCGCTTTGAAAAAAAACCTCGTGTGCGTACTTTTACAGGAGATCCAAGAAAACAAACTAGAAAGCCATCTTCTGGTCCTCCTAAGCCAAAAGCTACAAAAGCACCAACGCAAAAGAGAAAGCCATCTTCAGCGCCAACGCAAAAGAGAAAGCCATCTTCTGGTCCTCCTAAGCCTTCTAAGTCACGACGGTTAAGGCCAAACTTTAATAGTCCTAGATTTGATATTGCTAAAAAAGACAAAAAAAAGAAAAATGCCTAAAGCAAAAGAAAAACCAATAGCCAGAACCACAGGAAAAGGTGGTAATTATCGTAAAACGGCTGCTGGTGCGGGTATGACTAAAAAGGGTGTTAAGGCATATAGAGCAGCAAATCCCGGTTCTAAGCTACAGACGGCTGTCACAGGAAAAGTAAAGAAGGGAAGTAAAGCAGCAAAAAGAAGAAAGTCTTATTGCGCTAGATCCTTGGGGCAGTTAAAAAGAGCGTCAGCTAAAACAAGGAATGATCCTAATTCAAGAATAAGACAAGCCAGAAGACGATGGAGGTGCTAAATGGCAATGCGTAGGTCCAGCATGAAAAAACAAATAGAAAACCCACCAAGGGGTCTAACTTATTTTAAAAGAGGTGGTTCAGCAAAAAGTAAAGGCAGTAAGATTTGTCCAGCGGGTAAGGCTTGGGCTAAAAGAACTTTTGACACATATCCGTCAGCATATGCTAATATGGCGGCATCTAAATACTGCAAAGACCCTAACTACGCAAAAGGTGCTAAAGGAAAGAAAAAGAAGTGAAACAAAAAGATCCCAAAAAGGGAACAGGCAAAAAACCAAAAAACAGTGGTAGAAGGCTTTATACTGATGAAAATCCAAAAGATACAGTCAGCATCAAGTTTGCCACTCCAGCCGATGCCAGAGCCACCGTTGCAAAAGTCAAAAAAATAAAAAAACCGTTTGATAGAAAAATACAAATATTAACTGTATTAGAGCAAAGGGCTAAAGTGCAAGGTAAGACAGAGCAAGTGAGAATAGCCAAAGCGGGTAAAGAGGCAATAAGAAGAACTGAGGGAACATAATGGGCGCACTAAAAGACTGGGTAAAACAAGATTGGGTTCGTATAGGCACTGATGGTAAGATCAAGGGCAAGTGTGGTACGTCTAAAGACAAGAAGAACCCAGACAGATGTTTACCAAGGAGTAAGGCTAATAGTTTGTCTCAATCGCAAAGAGCGGCAACGGCTAAGAAAAAGAAACGAGAGGGAGCAAAAGGAAAGACCGTGGTTAAAAACACCAAGCCCGCTACAGTCAAAATGAAAGACGGAGGAGATCCTTTTAAGGCAAAAAGACCTTACAACGGTTCTAACAAGAAGGGTGTGGTGGCTAGAGGTTGTGGAGCAATCATGGCAGATAGGCGTAAATTTACTAAGGGATCTGTTTCTCAGTTTAGCTGATGGGCAAACGTAGTGACTTTAAACGGATACCAAGAGATTTTTATCCAACTCCTTTAGAGGCAGCAGAACCTTTGTTTTCTCATTTGCCCCGTAATTTCACGTTTATAGAGCCCTGTGCGGGAGATGGCGCACTGGTAGACCACATAACTAAAAACACGTCTGGACGGTGCATTTTAAAGGCGGATATAGCCCCCAAAAGACAGGATATAGCACAACAAAACGTTATGGGCTCTTTAGATAAACCAGATTTTTATATTACCAACCCTCCTTGGGATAGAAAGATATTGCATCCTATCATAGAGTTATTATCTAGTTTAGCAC